AATTAAACAGAGAGGGCAAAGCGACTAAGGACACGGGCGTTAAAACCGACACGAACGGAGACATAACTTTATGATTGATACAGAAGAATACGATTCACGATTTAGCGGACGTCTTTTTGGCTTCTATGCGGCGGTCGTGAGAGATATAGAAGACCCGCTTAAATTAGGGCGTGTGCGCGTCATCGCACCGAATGTATACGGGGAGTCGTTATCGCCATGGTGTTCTGCGTGTTTCTCTATGGCTCTAGGGGTAGATAAGGGTTCCGTGACGATCCCTGTGCTACATAGCTATGTTTGGATTTCTTTCGAAGAAGGCGATCCATCGGCACCGATTTACTTCGGGGGCTTTGCGGTCGAGACGGTACGGGGTCGTCCATCGGACGGGGGCGCGATCGAGGAAATGGAGCAATACCAACGTGACCCGAGCCCATTGATGGCACATGCTCGGGGAGTGACGGACGGCACAGACTCTGAAGCGTCGATACGCAACTATAAACATATACCGCCGACGGCGTACGCGGGCGAGTACGGACGTGTGAATATAACCCGTACTGAATTGGGACACGTATTCGAGCTGAATGACACGGAGGGCGCTTCGCGCATTTTCCTTTTACATGGACCGAGCGGCGCGTACTACGAGATTCGGGATGACGGCACGATTGTGGAAGCTACGGGTGGGACGAAGCGCACGATTGACAACGGCTTATACGCATCACACGAGGGCTCGTCACAGGTAGAATATACAGGGACGCTTAACGAGACATTTGGCGGGGCTTATAGCGCGTCGTATCTAGGGCGCTATAGCGCGTCGTTACCTGGAGCGACTGTAGAGATTCGTAGCGGCGGCTTAACGGCTAATTTCAACGCGATCGAGGTCTTTTCTCAAGGCGGTCTTGAACTTAACAGCGTGTCGGATATAGGTTTATTTTCGGGCGGCGATGTTGCGATAGGCTCTAGTGGCTCTATCACATATAATGCGTTGTCGGACTATGCGGTGGTCGCGACGAACGCGCTCGACCCGACAGGGTTGACGAATTGCGTGTCGATAACGGGTATGAATGGGAAGACGTTGCTACAATCGTCGGATAGAGCGGGCTTACTTCGTAAAGGTATCGAGGCGAACCATTCAGGGAGCGTCTTTCTAGGGAATTTAACAACGACAGACGAGATACAGCGAGCGCTCCCGACCGCGATCCCGATCCAAAAGGAGGGCGTTGTGATGGGTGTACAGCTGTCTTTGGCGTTTGCGGAGTTGATTGGGCACTTAACGACCTATACGACGGTATTGAGTACGGGCGGGGTGACGCCGGGCTTTGGGTCTCCGAATCCCGTTTTGGCGGCTGCGAATGTAGCGCTCACGACGCAACTGTCTGCATGGCTGTTAAAATACGCACCGCTACCGACCACCGCGCAACCGCTGTATGCGAGTGATCAGGTCTTCGTCTCGAAATAGTTTTTGAAAACACTACTAAAATATGGTGATCTAAATGGCTAATACACCTGTTGATATTCTCGCGAACGACCTTAAAGAAGCAGACCGTAGCGTCGTTGGCGATACGATCAATAACGACTCGCTCGTCACGATCGTTCAGCACGCGAAAGACTATGCGGAAGCAATCGAACGCTACTTCCAAGCTGAGATCGCCTCGCTACAGCAAGACATTATCGACTCTCCGCTCCTAGATGAACGGGTACTACAGATTGTTCTTAACTCTTTCGACCAACAAGATAACCCGCTTAACCCTATAGAATATATAGAGAATAATCAAATCTCAGCGATCAACGTCATCGACGCGACCACGCAAACAATCAGCTCCTCAACTGTCAATACACAGACCATCAACACCACAAACCACTACAGCACACAAACCACCACTCAGGTCATCAACCTACAAGGCAATACAATCACCGCGCAAGACGGTGTGCTCTATATTAACGGAGAAGAATACCCGTATTCGGACGACCACACGATTGACACACTATGGCTCACAGGGACGCTACCTGCCAAGCACCTGTGTGACTGCGCGTCCTATAACTTATTGCTTAATGGCGCTCCGTACTTCCCTGTTCCCGATGTGGCTAAGATGACACATTGGTCGATCGCTTTCCGCGTCAACTATACAGGGACGCTGAAAATCGAACTCCTAGTGAATGAACAGCCCACGACGATCTTTACACAAGCGGTCGATACGCTAAATATGGTGCAACTAGAAGGCTCTTTGCTCGTTGAGCTTAACCGTGGTGATTTAATCCGTCTAAGAACGACTACGAGCGATGGCTTAACGATTGATGATTGCGCTATGGCGCTTCGGGTCGAAGGTACAAGGACTGTTGGCAATAATCTAGGGTCTGTGTCATTCGATTCACCTGCATCGGCGTTACCATAGACTTAACTAAGAATGAATGGATTGTTTGCTAAGCCTTGACATAACAAAAGTTTTCGTGTATATTATAATTATTCCGAATAATCAATTTATCTGAAATACAAACTAATCACTCCACCCGCCTTTATGTGAGATGATCATGGCTAAATATGATGACAAGTGGTTCATTCCCCCGAAGGGTGTACAGACGGCTGCGGAGCGGGGCTTAAACAATCGTAAGAAGTACGGGCGTGGCGGTCTCTCCAACAAGCAAGCGTCCGAGCAGGGGATTGGGTCTGGGGTACAACGCGCTACGAACTTAAAAAATGGCGATAAGGTTTCGCCACAGACCATTAAGCGTATGAAAAGCTTTTTCGCACGCCACGAGAAGAATAAGAACTCTCGCGCACCTGATGGCACTCCGGGAGCGGGCAAGATCGCGTGGGACTTATGGGGCGGTGACGCGGGTAAGCGTTGGGCAGAGGCGACTGTGCGTAAGATGGAGAATGCCGATAAGCGTGCTAAGGCTAAGAAGTCATGAAGCACGGGTATAAGAAGAAGAAGAAAAAAGGCTCGGGCAAGTAAATTTTACTGAAAACACCACTAAAACCTATGAAACAAAACCAACTCGAATCACTCAAACTCATGGCGCAACGTGAGAGCGATCCCGCACTCCATCGCCTTCGTACACAACCCGTCTGGGAAAAGAAAAATCTCTCCCTAGAGGAATACATCGGAGATGCCGCCGAAACGCTCCAAAATGCCAACAAGCATGTTCGCGGTGAAATCACCAAAGCGCCCGACTATCTAGAAGTTTTAGACTCACTTCAGAAAGTAATTGTCGCTTCTGCACACTTTATTCGCGAGCAAGAACTTGATAAGCTAAAAGGGGTCGCGTCTCTACTCGCTCATCAAGGGCTTACACATGGCGAACTACAGCAACTTAACATCACAAGAAAGAGCAGACTTAGCGACAGCGAGAGCTAAGGAATATGCTAATCCAAATGCAAATACGTGGGAACTCGATGAGGGCGCTGTCCCTCCCTCTGTCCTCTTAGAAGACCTCACGGAGCTGTCCTCTAAATTACAGACCGATTGGAATCAACTCCAAATTACCGACTTAGGCGCAGGCTGGACAGATGACCTGCGCGATGGGCTTAATACCCTGTCCGTGGCGATCGACGCGATACGACCGATTATTACCTTGTTGGTAGAAGCAGGTAGAATCAGCGCACAACTCGCCGCTGTGGGTGCAGAAGCCTTCGCGCTCGCGCTACAATCTGCGACCCTTTTCCTTGAGGCGTTCGTCGATCTGCTCTCTAGTACAGGCGCTCACGTACTGTCTTACGTGCCTAAGAATAGTAAGATGCTTAAGAGCACTCGCGATGTACTACAGACCATCGCCACGTCTTACGATGATGAGTTTGATGATAGTCGACCTATCTCGCGCTCAGATTCAGACGCCCACTTCTTCGTGGGCGTCTTTGTGAACGCGCCCAATTATTTCCAACTTATTAACGCTGTTAAAGAGCTCGGGAAGCTCTTTGACTATGACGTGCCGACCGCCCCCGATGCACAAGCGCTCCGTGACCTGTATCCAAATTCAGAGTATAAACAGGGACAAGCCCAATACCCCAATTGGGGCTCAATTGCGGTGAATGACCTTCCGCTTGTTCGTGGACTCGTTGACGGTATTAATGGTGCCGTCTTGTCCCTTAAAGGCGTCTCGGGTCGCACACAAGTGCTTGTTAAAACACTTGAGCTCATTGAACAGCGCATTGGCGTCCTAGACGCTCGTGTACAGAGTATCCTCTCGATTATCGACGCGCTGTTAAACATTACCTTTAATCGAAGCGTAAACCTGCTCACGCTCTATGGTGTCGGTAATATAGACGACTTTAAGACGAAACTCACGGCGTCCGCTTCGCTCGCCACTTATCCGATTCCAACACCTGAGGTTGAGTTTTGTGCAGCCTTCTGTTTCCATACTGTTCTAGGGACAGGGCGCGCACTCGACTTCTTCCAATCTCTATTCGAAGGATTTCAAAGCGTTACTGAGAGTTACGACACCACAATGCAGACCACGGGTGAATCTATTCGTGGGTTGGCGCTCCCTGATGGGAAAATCGAACAATCACTCGGGAGCGCGTCCGATCAGATCGACGCTCTTTGGAAAGCGAATGAGGACTGATTATGGCTACACCGATTACAGGGTTCGACTTCCCAATACGCTTCTCAGCTGATGGGCATATAAGCCGTGCGGCTTACGATCGCAAACTGTTGGCGAATATGAAAAATATCGTCCTCACGACACTCACGACACGAGTTATGCGCCCTGCGTTTGGATTAGCGATTACGGGCTCTCTATTCTCTAAATTAGACAATATAGATTTAGAAGATGCACGCGTCGAAATTAAAGACGCAATACGCATCTTTGAGCCTCGCGTGACCGTGAACTCTGTGACGCTTATACGAGATTACGACACATCATCTATCAAAGTAACCATTAGCTACCAAGCTAATAACTTAGGCTTCTCTGTAAGCCGCACAGAGACGTTTGGAGTTTAATTATGGTACGTCCAACAAGAGCAACTACGTTGGGTAATCTGCCGTTTCAGGTAGATACAACCGCAAGAGACTATGACTCGATCCGCGATGCGCTGATTAACTTCTTAACTGATGTGACCCCCGAGTGGACAGATCGCGAGAGCTCCGATCCCGGCATGGTGCTCTTGGAAGCTGTCGCGTACGTAGCAGACGTCCTTAATTACCAAGTCGACCGCGCACAAAACGAGATGTACTTATCGACCGCGCAAGAGCGCGTAAATGTACAACAGCTCTTACGCTTAATTAACTATGAATTAAGCACAGGGACAGCGTCGTCTGTCCCTATGTGTGTCATTACGTCACAAGATGCTGTGTCTATCCCTGCGGGTACAGCCGTTACGAACAACGCACAAGATGCGCGATTTGAATTCTTAGACGATGTTTTCCTACCAACAGCGGGCATCTATGCACCTTCGAGTGTACGAGCACAGGTGCAAGACCGCCTTGGTATGCCTGTGACAATCAAAGAAGATTTGGTCGTCACTTATGGAACAACTGTCAATGAATCTATAGGCGTGTCGAATGGGACGCAATATCAAGTGTTTACGCTGTCACAAGGTCCTGTGTCATTGTCGGCAGATTTAAGCTCGTCATTGACGCTCGAAACCTCTAGCGGAGATGTATATCGTCCTGCCACGTCCTTTTTAGATGCAGACAGCGACACGCTTGTCTACACCTTTCAGGTTTTAAGCGATGGTAGAGTGTCGCTTACTTTTGGTGACGGAGTGTCTGGGAAGATACCTGCGATTAACGACGAGCTGTTTGCGACCTATCGTGTTGGAACAGGCGCTATTACAAATAGCTATGGTATCAATTCGTTGGTGCGTTTAACGTCAACGATCGCAGGGGTTTCTTCTGTCTTTAACCCTGTACAGCCGTCGGGCGGTAAAGATGCCGAGACGTTACGTGACGCGCGTATTAACGGACCGAGGTCTTTACGTGCGCTTGACCGTGCGATCACGTTGGAAGATTTTGAATCGTTGGCGCTTAAAACTCCCGGAGGTGGAGTTAAGGTCGCAAAAGCTGTCGCACTAGAGCCCTATGACGTGACTGTCTATATCGCCGCTGAAGGGACGAATCCAATCCCTTCGGGTCGTTGGTTCCCTAGAATTGACACCGGAACGGGACTTGTGGGCGCTGTGGGTCGTTGGCTCTCGTCGAAGAAGCCTGTTGCGACCCAATTAAATGTTATGAGCCCTGTGCCTGTGACGCCTATGTTAAGCTGTGTTGTGACGTGTACAGCGAGTATTTTACAACAAGAGGCTGTTCGGCTCGTTAAGCGAAACTTGCTTGGACTTTTTGAAAACTCTACGGAAATGTTCGGAACAGGTATACCGCTTTCAAGAGTTATCCAAGTAATCGAAAATACGCGAGGTGTGGATTTTCTAAATATACAAGAATTCCACCGTGACCCTAAGCCCTATATCTTAAAGGGTGATGATGTACCGCTGATTGGCGCTACGTTCGAGGTCGCGACGGCAACAACCTCTCAAAGAGCTCGCTATCGTATCGAATGGCTTAGTACACAGACGTTCGTGCTCTATGCTGAAGGGTACGGGTACATTAGAGAGTCGTTTACGTCACAAGGTCGCACAATCTTCCAAGCGGGTAGTACGTCTGAGGTCTTTTGGTACGCAAGTACGCAATCGCAAGACCAAGCACAGCGCAGCAAACAATTCGACCTGCGTCTTGTGTTAAACAATCTACAGCGACCACAGATTGGTGACGTCTGGGGTTTCGCGATCGACCCCTTTGTTGGGAATCTGTCGCTTGCCGACAATGAGATCATTGTGCCGCCTGTTGCACTTAGCGGCTTAATAGACAGCACCTTAATCTCTATAGAAGCGATTGGGGGCATCTAATGGACTTAACGACGCTTTGGCAAATCAGCTCTGTAGAGGCGTATGGTGACACCTCTGCGTCTGCTACGTTTGCGGAAGATTGTGCCGTAAAAGTTGACTCTTTCGCGTACCCGAGCGGTTTTACGTTTACGGACGCGAGACAAGAGACATACGAGATTACATCACCGTCTATTGTGGTGACGTTTGGCTTGCCTTCCGATGTGGGTCAATTTGCTCTAGATGGACGTGTACGCATCTTACTCAGCAAGACTGAATTTAGGCGTGATGCTGAGGTGTTAAATACGACGCTTGGCGTTATGTATGATTTAGATTTAACGCTACCGACACAAGATCGAGATGCGCTGATTTACAAAGCGGCGATCCCGTGTGTCGAAAACGAGATGGTGTATGTTTCGTTGGCGTACTATGACGCGACAACACAGCGATGGCTGTTTGATCCTGTCAATTTAATGAACTATATGTATGTACGCCCGCTTATGGGCACGTATGGGGAGTATTTGTTCAATTTGATGCCTGCGTACCAGCGCAAGGTAGATATTGACTATGACAACGCCCTAGAGCGTATTTTAACGCTTCTTGGTAGCTCGTTTGACGACTTAATTCCTTTAATTCGAGGCTTACAAGACAGCTATAACCCTAAGACTGTGCCAATTGGCTTCTTGCCGTATATAGATCGGCTTATTGGATGGTCAACAAACTTCGAGCTTAAAGAGAGCCTACGTCGGCAAGAAACGCAGCAAGCGGTGTCTTTATGGAAAGCTAAAGGGACACAACGTGCGCTCGAATTAGCGATGCAGAATACTGTGCGTTGGGATGCTGAGATACATGAGGGTCATCGACGCATCTTCGTGACGAATACGTCTGAGCCACAACAGCCTTCTGATTGGATAGAAGGCGAGACAGATTCAGACTCAACACTCGCGCCCGATGAACAGGCTACAGGTATTTGGGACGAGGTGTCGCCCTCTTACCTTGCGACATGGTCACCGGAGCTTGGAACAAACTACCGTGACCCTTCTAGTAAGGTCATGGTCTTACCTGCCAAGAATGATTGGCTACAGCGTAATGGGCTTTTAATTGAGCTTAAGCCACTCCGTGGGGCGCGAAATACGCTCACGTCTGTTGTGTTAAAGAAGGCGCAGAATATCTTACCGTTATTCTTACCGCACTATGTGGACGTGTACTTCTTGGCTAAGATTTACCACCAAGAGGCGTTATCGTTTACCTTTTCGGACTCGTATGAAGACGACTTTTTTGAGACAGGTACAAATGTGACGCCACTCGATCTTGACTTACAGGAGGAGTTCATTGAAACTGTTGCGGTGGGAGTTTCGCTGTTTTCAACTTATGATGTACCGACTGAGCTGAACAATGTAAGCTATAGACTGTTCCACTCTGGAGTGTCTTACTCGCCCTAAAACTTTTTTGCAAACCTACGGAAACCTACCTATGCGCGAACTACAAATGATCTCTCTTTCGGGTAAATGGCAAGATCGTTATCTTAAAAATGGCGAAATCGTCTCACAGACCGATGTACAGCATAACCAAATTCAAGATAGCGCATACCTCGCCGTTGCCGCGCTTCTAGCAAATCAATTTTACCAACAAAATCAACCTGTTGAGACGCCTACGACCTATGGCATATCACATGTTGATTATGGACAAGGCGATGCGACGTGGGACTTGCCCGAAAACCAACCTATCCCACAAGACCCGTCCGACACAACTCTCACGAGCGCCACCTACCGACAGATTATTAACCCAAATCAGATCACATTCGTCCCCGAGGATGATCCATTTGGCGGCTCTGCGGTGTCGCTCCTTCCCACAAATCGAATCCGTATCGCGCTCGTCTTAACAGAACAAGAGTTTACAGGCTCCCTTAGAGAGTTTGGACTCTTTTGTCGCTTTACCGATGATGCCAATCAAGCGAGTCAAGTTAACCAAGGGCTCATCTTCAATTGGGTCATACACCCGCTCATTGAAAAAGACGCATCGCTCCGTATCGAGCGCGTCATTGAAATCTCCATTAACCGAAGCTAAGAGGTAAGTCGTCATGGCAGATACGCCGAACCCGTCCCTGTCTCGCCCAGGGACGTTTGATCCTAAGAAATTATACCAAAGCGTTCGCTTCCAAGAAGGACGCCCTGTCTTAGATACCGAACTCAATGATGCACAAGACGTTGTACTCGAAACCGCGCTACAGACGCTTCGGGCACAAAATCGTTTTGACGGCGTTGAGACAAGCCCCTTTGAATGGGCGGTGTTGCCTCTAGGGAATACACAAACTGATGACGTCAATGATGATAACTTTGGCATCACTCTAGGGCGACTCCCGACTCGTCACGGAGTCATTGACAGTACCACGCTACAGCAGTTCCAAGAGGATATCCGCATCCCTTATGATGGGTTTACGTTTACTACTAATGGCGGCGGCGGTGTTGAGGACATTTATAGTAACTACTTATTTAAGGGCGTTGTAAGCAACACAGACCCTGCGGCAACCACCTCCGCGCTCATTGATATGAGCAAAAACTTTAACAGCGCACATAAGCTTGTCGCTGAAAGGACTGATTTCGATTTTAGCAGCGCAAATCAACCCGACTTGACCTTCTCAATGGAGACGTATTCTGCGCGGATCGTCTTTACTTCTGCGGTCAACGCTGGAAACTTGGGTGTTGTGCGTGGGATTACCACGCATGGTAATAACAACATCACGTTTACTCCGTTCCCAGAGGCGATTAGTATTGGCGACGAGTACGTGATCATTCCTGAGAATGCGCTCACTCAACAGCGAACGCTTTGGAACGCATCAAACGCTGATGGCACGGTTCTTGGAACAGATGCAAACCCGCTCCAAATCGCTTTCGTCAAATCATGGCGCGAAGACATTTCTTCTGCCGAAGACCCCACGATTGAAAACAGCGCCGTGGGCGTCGAGACAACCCACCGAACTCAACTTCG